ACAGCTCCAACTGTTAAGTGTAATAACCGTATAAAGGAAAGTCATGAGTAATTATACACAAAATTACCTTAAAGTAGTAACTAAAGGCTACAAACCAAACAATAATTACCCGATAGGGGGTATTAAACCCATAAGGTACGTTAGAGGAGAATACATGTTATCACAAGAATTTAAACGAGGCATAATAAAAGATTTAGGTGCAGACGCTTATATCCTATATGAGTATTTTTACGATACTACTAAAGCTAATGGTAGGATGATACCCACCGATGATGAAGGTATAGGTAGTATATTTGGGTGGTCAAAATCTAAAGTAACTAGATTAAAAAGCCAGTTAAAGAAAGCTAACTACCTACTTATTATAAAAGAATCAACTACTAAAGGTACCATTTTATATAAAGTGTTATTGAACCCTAATATTATAACACAGTACATAAACACCGGAGAGTTGCCCGATGAAATAGAAGTAATAGGCAAAGAAGAACGTGAAACCAATTAATAGTAAAGGGGTAACTCAATGTTTATAATACAAGCAACAAATAGTTATAGTAAGCGTATAGTATACTACAGCGATTTTAGCAGTACGTATACAGAGGTAACGGCAGACAAAGAAGATGCTTTAACGTTAGATAACTTATTTGAAGTTAAGCAACTAGTAAATAAGCATAGCGTTAAAAGCTACAAAATAATTGAAATAAAGGAATAACTATGGGAACTAAATACACAATCACAGCAGGTGCAGGCAACCAGTACAGATACGAATATAGAACAAACTGTTTAACAATGGCACTATACAAGTTATTTACGGTTAAAATAGACTACAAAGTAATATGCTGGAAACAGTTACAAATACGCTAGGAGACTAATGGACTTACCAATTAACTATAAAGAAGCACACTGGACCGTACGTAAACAAGCACGTGAACAGTACATACTGGAGCAAAACGGGTTATGTGCACACTGTGGTACCAAACTGACTGAAAACCCTTCGAAGGAAGTACAAGCACTATCGATAGATAAGAAGTTATTTCCTGCTGGTATGTTTGATTACCCTATTCATCTACACCACGACCACAATACCAATATGACAATAGGTGCAATACATGCTAAATGTAACGCAGTACTATGGCAATATTATAAGGAGTAACTATGGGCATCATTAATGTCAACTACGAAGTAGCATCAACTAGCTACACTATCGGACAGATGTTACGTAAACTATCTGGTATACCGCTTCTATCATTCGATACAGAAGTGCAATCTGTATATTCACAGGAAGAGATCAAAGAGGCAAAACAACTAGTTAAGTCTAAGGAGTTCCCTGAGTATTCTAGGGACGATCAGAAACTACTAAAACAAGTAGCTAAGGCATCTGGGTTATCTAACCCATCACTAGTCAAAGTCACTCACTTCATATTTGGGGTATCAGAGGATTTTAGTTACATACTAATTTCAACTAACCCCCAAACAGAACAACGTATATGGGAGTGGGTATCCAACTACCAAGGAAAATTAGTTATACACAACGCTCTTTTCGACCTCAAAATCATGTACAACCGTGTACAACAATTACCCCTAGATTACGAGGACACCCAAATAGAAGCTAAGTGCCTCATTAACGATGCTGACGAGTTCAAAGCACGTGTAGGTCTCAAACTACTAATGGGGGAGTACTACGACCCTAAGTGGACTCTACTTGACGAAGAAGGGTACAACTCAACTGACTACAAAAAGGAATCATTCCTTAGCTATGCTGCAATAGATGGCGCAGCTACATTCAAATTATACCAGCTACTTACAGGAGCAAACAATGGATAACCCCCCATACAAACTATACATTATACTTAGTTTCCTAGCAGGAGTTAACATAGGCATACTTGCGTATGCGACACAAACAGTAAAAAATACATACCTATCTAAGTTTTTAACCAAAAGCATAGAACAAGGCCTTACTACTAGGGAGGTATATTACACCCTACTACCATCAGAGTACAAAGAGCAATATACTGACTGGAAAACACTAAAAAGCTACAAGGACACTAACTAAGGAGTAACTATGGCACTAATGGAATCTATACTACCTATCCCCCACCCCCTCGAGTACGACCCAAGTGAAGAACAACCTAGTTACTTCTACGACAACGTAGCTAAGCAACTAATCGAACCCTTCATACGTTTAATGGAAACCGGTATTACCATTAATGACGACGCAGTAGAGGGTTTACGCTCAACTATTACTCAGGTGTTAGATACCGTCACAGTAGGCTTAGCCGCTAACCCGATCATACAGGAATTCCAGCAACTAACTGCTAAAGAGAACTACACAGCTCTCGAAGCAGAACAACGCTCTAAGTTCCGTACTATCGACTACTACATTAAACCGTACGACTACAAGAAAATAGATAGACGTACAGCACTAGTAAATTACTACCTAGCTTCTATCGATAAACCTGATCTGCAAAAACCTAAATGGACTGCTAAAGACGTAAAGTTGGTAGCTAACTACCTAGGTGACGCATTTCTATTAGGTGACAATGTAAAAGATTTATCACCTGACGTAGATATAGCTAAAGAAGCTATGGCTGCCTTAGCGCAAGAGAAGCTAAGCATATACAACAAATCTAAGCTTACCAAACTACACGAAGCTACGCCGGAGACGTTGGCTCCACCATTCAACCCTGGAAGTAGCCTACAGAAACGTAAGCTATTCAAACACTTAGGCATACTACCCCTTAAGCTAAGTAAGGACACAGGTGAAGCATCTTGGGGACGTGAACAAATAGAAGAGTTAGTTCGTACAACACCAAAGGAGCAAACGGACTTACACAGCCTCCTTCAGCTATTCATCGACCATAGTTACGGGGGTATCATCAAGTCTAACTTCCTTGAAGCATTCGATACATTTACTATAGATGGTGTACTCAAAGGCAATTTTAAGCTATTCGGTGCTAAGTCATTCCGACCTACCTCCAATTCACCTAACATGCTTAATGCACCTTCCACTGGCTCTATATATGCTAAACCACTAAAGAAGTGCTTCATAGCCCCAGAAGGCTACTTAGTTTGGTCTATCGACTTCGCAGCCCTAGAGGACCGTGTTATAGCTAACCTGTCCAAGGATGAAAACAAAATATCCGTTTTTACCCAAGGTATAGATGGCCACTCACTAGGTGCAACATACTACTTCAAAGACAAAGTAGAGCAAATCCTAGGGCACCCAATTACTGACCACAAGGCAGCAGCTAAGCAACTTAAGCAACTAGTAGACTCCAGTAACAAAGAAGCCAAAGCTATACGCCAATCCGGTAAACCTGTTACATTTGGATTAAGTTATGGAGCATATCCAAAGAAAGTAGCTGAATCTATCAAGTGCTCACTAGAAGAAGCAGAGGTTATCTTCAATGCGTACCACAACGAAATGTACCCAGATATCACTCAATTCAGAAAACAAGTACTGGCCTACGCTAAGCAACACGGGTACGTCCACTTAGGTCTTGGTTTACGTATGTATACCTCTGACCCTGACAAGGACATCCGTACGCTATTTAACGCCTGCTCTCAGTTTTGGTCCATCATAACCCTACTAAGCATGGCAGACCTATACGACCAAATAGACGCACATCAACAAGACGTAGTTATCAATTCAACTATCTACGACGCTTTATACGGCTATGTAGCTGACGACCCCGCTACAATCAAATGGCTTAACGACACAGTAGTACCGATTATGGTACAACCCTGGCTTAACGGCGAAGTAGTACACAACGAAGCAAACCTCGAAATAGGCACCAGCTGGGCAGCCCTACACGAGCTACCTAACAACGCCTCCCTAGAACAAATAAAACAAACACTAAAGGACTTATAATGGAATACACCTTGTTGATACCAGCGCTAATACTGCAATACTCACTACTAACTCTATTATTACTAAAGAAACCTGAGTTAGTTAATGGGGAAGGCTCTTTAGGTATAGTAGCATGGGTACCAGTAGTAGGCCCAATTGCTATAACCTTTGGTGTTACTGTAATAGCAATGTTATTAGCTCCTTTCCTAGTACCACTAGCTATAGCAAATAGCTTTGTATGGATGCTGAACCATATAGACAACGTAAACATAGATTATATTAAATGAAGGATTTATAATGGGATACCGTAGCGATATATACATCAAGTGTAAAGTAGAGAAAGTGTTCGAATTCAAACAATTCTTACAAACATACAAAGAAAAGTTTAACGAGGACCTCCAGCAAACAGAGAAATTCTACATAGATAACCACTATTTATATTTAATGCTGACCGATTGGAAGTTCTACGAAAACTACCCAGAAGTACAATACATAACCGACTTCTTAAACAGGGGAGACCTGGAAGAACACATAGGTATGGTAGCTATAGGGGAAGATGGTGCTACCGAGGAATTAGCATCACCATGGAAAGTAGACCTTTCAACATACACACAAGTAGAAGGAATGTAACAATGACACAAACACAACTATACCAACTCTATAGAGATTGTTTAGAACTAATGCTATACGACGATATTACAGAAGTACTCCATTTTTTAGGCTACTTAGCCGATAAATACAACTTAGAGTTTAGTGACTACAAAGCTAACGAAGCTATCTTTAGAGATAAACAATACAACCCACCAAAGGATTAACAATGAAAGTAAAACCAATCACACCACCAACCAAATTTACACCAATTACAGTAGAAGTAACATTCGAATCACAGGATGAAATAAACTCACTGTGGAATAGGTTAAGGATAACTAACGAGTACTTTGGGGACGAGTTTAGCAATGAAATTATAGATGTAGGCTACGAAGATAACCTAAACACTGGGTTGTTTGCCCTACTCAATACGTACCGTACAGAAGACGATATAGGAGGCTACAATGACTAACATACCCACAACTCTTGACTACTTCGACGGTAAAAACGAACTACCTGAAGGAGCTATCCGCATAGGTGCCTCTTCATTCAGCACATTTGTATCTCGTCCATGGCAGTGGTTTAAAGAACAAATTCTAGGCATAGGTGGCTTTGACGGTTCTACAGCATCAGTCATAGGAACTATTGTACATTATTGCTCAGAGCAAAAAGCACAAGGCAAGGAACCAGATACCAACGAAATAGACCAATACATAGAGAACCAATCAGGTAACATCAATGTAGACAAATCTATCGTAGCTGACAATTGGAAACCCATGGCTATGGAGTTAGTCAACTCATACGTACTGCCAAACATCAATCAATACACTTCAGTAGAGGAATTCATCACATACGACTTAGGTGATGGTATATACGTAGGTGGCTCAATTGATGCAATACAAGGTGACACAATAGTTGATTACAAAACGTACAACTCAGCTACCAAACCATCTTCAATCCCAGCACACTACAAACAACAGCTATTAGTTTACGCATGGGTACTAAAGCAGCACAACCGTATTATGGACCGTATTCGCTTAGTATACATCAACAGACCTATAGATACACGTCGCGCATCAGAGAAGACAGGTAAACCAATAGGTAAATATACACCACCTGAAGTAACAGTCCTAACAGAACTAATCACTTCAGAAGACCTTAAGTGGATTGGTGATATGATCTCACTCGCAAAAGATAAATTACTAGCTACAGAACAGCATCCAGAACTACGCAACCTAATCTGGCACTTTCCAGATGCTTACGTAGAGGAGTAGGTTCTAGTAGGTCTATTCAACTCCGCAACGAGCATAAACTAACTGCGCTATTAGTCGATAGCTACTATGAAGGCAACGGTAACCAGTCCGTAGACTACCAACCTAATATACCCTTACACAGTTAGACACGATAGGTTCACTAACCTTTAAATCCGAATAGTAATCGGTGAGTGCACTATGTGTATACACATACGTGTAGGTCGTGCGAAGTTTAATGCACTGAAAGAGCCTTTAGTGGTAAAATTAAGTATGGACAACCATACACCTGCACACCGCCATACTTATATCTAGCTAGCTAGCACCTCCTACTCAACTAAACATATCTAGCTAGCGAGTTGTAAGTATAAAGGTTGCCAATGAAATGGTTAAAACAACTCTGGAACTCAGTATGGACATACCTGATAGAGAAAGACAGAGAACAAATATTAAAGCAAATGATTAGAGAACAGGTCAAGCCTGCCACCTCTACCCCAGCTACGGGATTGAAGATAGTTAACCCACCTCAAAGAGGAAACATAAAAGTAAAAAAGAAAAGGAAAGCTAATGGTATCAAATAAAGTAGGTGATAAGCCAACATATGTAGAAACACCAGTAGGTGCAGGCTATTACGCCCTCAGACACACTACAGCGAAAAGTGGCATAAAGTACACTAAGTTAGTTAAGGCAGATCGCTCACCAGCACCTAAGTACGCATTCGGAATGGCTCCAAAGCTAGTTCCATCAGTAGGTCATAATGCACGTAGACAACAAATATTAGACAAAAGGAAAACTAATGAAAGAGGGAATTAAACTATTAGTAGTAGCTCCAGAAAACAGCGGTAAAACACGTTTAATCAGCAGCATCGAAAACGGCTTAGTTATGTCAACCGACAACAAAGCATTTCGTGGTAAAGTTCCACATTTCCGTTACAACGTATATAACGGACTAGATGATCTAATTGATACTATCAGTGCTAAACTTGAAGCATACGAAGCTAAGTTTGAGCGTTTACCGGAAACATTTGTAATCGATTCAGTAACACACTTACAGAATGCAATCATCAAATATAGCAACGATAAGTACACAGGGTTCAATATCTGGACAAACATCAATCGTGACGTACTAGCTATTAACGCATTCATCGAAGAAGAATTAATACCAGCTGGTATTAATGTAATAATGACAGCACATGTAGTTTACGATACAGAAGCAGCACGTTGGAAAATAGATAGCCCAGGGAACTTCGGTAAAACTGGTTCATGGCTCTCAATTGTAGACGAATCAGTATTCATCGAAGTCAAAGGTAACAAACGTATCCTACACTTCAGCACAATGAAGTTCCCATGTAGAACACTACAAGCAGAACTACCTGAGTCAATCAACGTAGATGATTTTCACATCAATGATCACATCAAACTACTTGAATCATCAGTAGAAGAAAGCACTGAGTGGTCTATCTAACAGCTTAGTTTAAGTATACATCAGTTATACTTTCCACCCAAATTGGAAATTACCTAACCAGAAACATTACAACACCATAAAGGAAACAACACATGGCATTATTTAAAGCAAAAAGAGACGCAGAAAGCGTTAAGGAATCAACAGGCGGTAACTCAAAGTACATCAACAAAGCAGGTATCTACGACGTAAACGTTATTGCAGCATTCGTAAACGAGGGTAAAGGTGGATCACTAGCAGTTGACTTCTTCATAGACAAGGACGAACAACCACAACCACTATACGGTAACTTACGTATAACTAACAACGACGGCAACGAAAACAGAGTAGGTGCACTTATATTCAACAGACTACTAGTTATCCTAGACGAAGACGAAGCAACAGATCCAGAGGAAGCAACTCTACCGATGGGTAAAGATGGTGCAGACAAAGACGTAGCAGTAATCCCTAACCTAACTGACTTCGACGTCAAAGTATGGGTAGCAATCGAGTACTCAGTATACAACGGTTCAATCAAAGAGAAGAAAGTAATCCGCAACTTCTACCGTGCAAACGATGGTGCATCAGCAGAGGAAATAGTTAACGAAGCAGAAGCTGGAGCACAATACGCTAAGGACCTTGAGTACCTTGAAACATCAGAGAACAAAGGTGTTATCTACAAAGACGACCTTACTAAAGAAACTGTAGATCAGTGGATTAAAGACAAGCGTCCAGAAGGCACGGCAGGCGGAAGCACGTCAACAAAGAAACCTTCATTCGCTAAGAAACGCTTCGGTAAATAGCCTTTAAGTTTAGAAATAAGCGGAAAGTCATCAGCCGTAAAAGAGAGACTACTGTAGGCATTAGCTAGTAACCTGTAAAACTCATAGCTCGTAAAGTTATTAACTGCGTTAATATTTATAACCGTCTAGAATATACAGAGACGTTAACTTTTGTATCCCACGTCTAACAGTACGGAGGTCAGAATCTACTGAGTCCTGCTCATGGGACGTTAAAGAACATCCGGTTGGCACGTAACGAGGAGAGATGTAACTCCCATGCCTAAAATAAATAAACAGTATAGTGAGCAAGTAGAACGGTACTATACTCCAAATCAAAGGAAAATAATGGAAAACAAAGAACTAACAGGTTTACGCAATCAATGTGGTAAATTAGAAAAACAAATAAAAAAGCACCTTAAAGGTACACTTAAACTATACTCTAGCCTATTAGATGACGCAGACAGAGCCGATACTGACTCCGCTGTAACGTTGAATAAAGTATTAACTATCATAGCTGCACAAGGTTTGCAAACTGCACGTGTATATGACACACTAGGTAACTCAGACTTGTCTGTACAAGAACTAGCTAAGGGCCTCAAGCAGATCAACAACACACCTACAATCAAAGTTAAAAAGGAAAACAAATGAGCATTAACACAGAATTAGAAGAATACAAAGCATTGCTATTAGCAGCTGTAGAGGAAATCGACGGCTACACAACTAAGCCGATGAAGTCTAAATCGCTCCGTATACGCAGACTAAGCAATCAAATAGGCAAAGACGGTAAACTACTCCGTGCTTCATTGCTAGCAGCTGACAAGGCTTAATATGTCTACTTTTCAATGCATAAAAAACAAGTTAAGTGAAGAAGTACCATGCACGGTAGGGTTTAAAGCATTTATGTGTTTCTCTTTTGCAGCTGTATGGTTTAACTTTGCGTTTGGAGGTTAAATATGCCCTGTCAAATGGAAACTCCTAACCCCCTTTTCGGTAAGTATTTATACCCAACCGCAAAGGAACTAATGGAGGAACAGCAGAACAAAGCGTGGTTTGCACAAGAAATTGACGTTGAAGGCGACATACACGACTACCGCCACAACATGTCCTCTGAGCAATTCGCACTAGTCTCTACCACTCTTCAGTTGTTCGTTGAAACCGAACAAGTAGTTGGCGACATCTGGGGCATCATAGCCTCTTGGTTCCCCCACTCAGAAATTGAAGGTGCATGTTCCCAAGTCGAAGCAATGGAGAAATCAGTCCACGCATTTTTCTACCAGAAAATGTCAGACGAACTAAACATTGACCCTGAAACTATAGCACACAACCAGCAAGTAGTAGCCGAACTAAACAGTAAATTAGGTATGCTCAAACACATCATGCAAACAGCAGAACAAGCAACTACTCCAAAGGAACGCTCACTGGTACTATTTACAGTATCTATCATAGAGCAAGTAGTTCTATTCAGTAACTTTGCTATGCTTAAGTCATTCCGTGCAAACGGTAATAGTCTCATACCTAACACAATTACAGGTGTTAACTTTGTAGTACAGGACGAATCAATACACGGAGTATTAGCTTCTTATCTATTCAACGAGTACACCAAAGAAAACAACCTACAGATTGACTTACCTCACCTAGAGGAAGTAGTGCAGGAAGTACTAATCCGTGAAGACGCAGTAATTGACTACTTATTTATCAATAATGAAATGAAGATAAATGGTATTAGTAGTGTAGACCTTAAGCAGTTTATACGTGAACGAGTCAACTTTGTATGCGCAGAAATGAACTTACCTGAGTACCTATTAGATACACCAGAATCTTCTATCAGTGACTGGTTTTTTCAAGGAGTAAACGCTATATCTATACACGATTTCTTTGTGTCAGGTACACATCAGTACAACCGTAACTGGAGTATGACAAAACTTAGCGCATTACCCTTTATAAAGGAGCAATCTAATGAATAAGTATGAAGAATACTCATTTGAGAGAAAACAATTACAGTCAACTGGGAAAGCCCCTGAATGGCTAACCACAGCTGGCTACCAAATGCTAGTAGAACGCAACTACCTAATGGACGGTGAAACTCCTATCGACATGTACAATCGTATAGCTAACAGAGCAGACGAATTACTCAACAACGAAGTACCTATACCTGCTCCATACGCTAGCTGGAGCGAGGCTTTCTTCACAATCATGTGGAAAGGCTGGTTATCCCCATCTACCCCTGTACTCACTAACATGGGCACAAACAGAGGTCACCCAGTCTCATGCTCAGGTACACACATACCTGATACTATCCGTGGCTTTTACCAAGCTCGCACAGAGATAGCACAGCTAACTCAACGTGGGTACGGTACATCAGCAGGCCTCGATGCAATCCGACACCGTGGAGCACCGATCTCCAAGGGTGGCACAGCAAACGGTATCATGCAACCAGCAAGCGGTATAGTTGACGACATGAAGGACATATCACAAGGTTCAGCTCGTAGAGGTAGTTGTGGTTTATACCTAGACATTCTACATCCTGACTTCGATGAACTGGCTGATCAAATACTAGCTGAAGACCAAGGGTGGAATGTAGGGTGGAACTTAACAGACAACTACAAGGTGCTATTCTTCAAGGACCCAATAGAAGCCGACCGTAGATGGACTAAAGCACTCAAAACCAAGTTAGTCAAAGGTAAAGGCTACCTTCACTTTCTTGATAAAGTAAATGCTGTACGTCCACAAATGTACGTAGATAGGGGCTACTTCGTCAAGCATTCAAACCTATGTTCAGAGATATCTCTATTCAACGACGAGGAGCACTCATTCACTTGTGTACTCTCATCTATCAACATAGCTAAGTACGACGAGTGGAAAGACACTGACCTAATACACATAGCTACAGTATTTCTAGACACGGTCATAGACGACATGTTAGAGAAAGCTAAGTCGGAAGAAGGCTTCGATAAAGTAATTAAATTCACAGAAAATACCCGTGCAATAGGTCTAGGTATACTAGGTGAAGCCACATACTATCAACAGCAAATGTGGCCATTCGGGTCTTTGCAGTCAATTATGTTCAATCAGGCAATAGCTAAACAAATGGACACGCAAACACTAGAAACTTCAAAGTTACTAGCTAACTACCGTGGATGCCCTGAATACATGAAGCCGTATGGAGAACGTTTCTCACATCGTATAGCTCTTCCACCTACTATGTCTACCGCAGAAATACTAGGTGGTATATCCCAAGGTATAGAGCCAGTCTACGCTAACGTGTACGAAGCACAAACAGCAGGCGGTATAGTTTATCGTATTAACCCAACTATCCTTTCACTAATGAAAGAACGAGGGGTATACAACAAGCAAACTATGCAGCGTATAGCAGAAAACCAAGGCTCAATATTCGCAGAGGATTGGCTAACAGAGGACGAGAAGGAAGTATTTCGCACAGCTTTTGAACTCGACCAAGACACCATCTTACTAATGGCTTCTCACAGACAGAAAGCAATCGATGCTACACGAGGGGGTCAAGGCCAATCTCTCAACCTGTACTTCAAAGAGGAAACACCAGAAGAAGAGATATCCAGAATCCACATGAAAGCATTCTTAGACGACCACATTAAGTCGCTCTACTACGTACGTACACTCAACGAGAAATCCAAGCTAGATGTACCCGCACCAACCTGTAGTTCTTGCGAAGGTTAAAGATGACTGAACTAGACATACATAAAAAAATCGAACAGTACCGAGTATCTGATGCTCCGGTACACATTAAAGAGGCTGCTATCAAAGCACTAGAAGCTAAACTACTTCCTAGTGACTACGAAGCCAAACAACAATATATCGAGGGTCTACCAGACACCTCTGATATGCACGATTTAAGCTAAAGGACACATATGAAATTTAAGGAATTTATAGAAGCTATCTATACCATCCACGCAGAGTTACCATCTAAAGAATGGTTCAAAAGCATACCTAAAAAAGACAGAGAAGACTACTTAGGCACTGCAATGAAAGGGCTAGTTACCTTCAAACTTACAGAAGCGCTGGACAGTGAGGACAACAACGAACCGACACCCACTGATGTACCAGAAGACGTACAGCACCAAGCCCGCTCAGGCAGTGTAGAGAAGTCTAAGGATCCAGTAGAGTCTCATGACGACAGTGCAGGCATAGCTGCTCACTCAATTGATGTTACACTAGCTGAACGTGGAACTAACTACGGCAAATTTACTAACCACGCAGAACTATCTCAGCGCCTCAAAGTAGCTTTCGACAATCATGTACGTGAATACGGCCAACCAGAAAAGTATACAGACTCAATGAACGAAGCTGTAGAAATGGTATTTCACAAATTAGCACGAATAGCTAACGGTGACCCAACTTACATCGACAGCTGGACAGACATCAGTGGGTATTCAACGCTCATAGTCAAAGAACTAAACGGGGAATCCATCTAATGGACTATTTATCAGCTAACTTTGCACTCTACCTACTACGATGGATAGCTAGCGCTTTCGTTATGATGGCACCACTATTTATACTAGTTAGGTATAACTGTTGTAAAGGCAAGTACACAGAGTACATCCACTTAGTATTAGTTAGTATATTCGGTGCATTTGTATTCTGGAATATTGACAAATGGATATTCTCATGAAGTGGAAAGACGGTTTAAAACACTGGCGTAAGGAACGTAGTTTAACTACACCGCAAGTAAGCATTAATGAAGAGACAGGCAATCCTGCAATCATAGATATGCTATCAGAGGAAACAACTGAACTCAAGCACGCACTACTTACTAGTAACGAACACGAGGAAATAGATGCTTGTGCAGATCACATAGTACTAGCCTCTAACCACATAGCACAAAAAGGCTACGATATCGACCTAGTTATGAAGGAAGTCATTAAAGAAATTTCATCTCGTACAGGCGAAATCAACCCGACTACAGGCAAGTGGACAAAGTACCGCACACCGGAAGCACAAGCCAAGTGGTACAAAGCAGACTACTCAACCTGCAAATTGAGGGGTCAGTAATGTCTCTCTCACAGCTACTACAAGCGCTTCAATCACTGGAAGCACTCAAAGGTTCAGGGGGCAAACGATACACCCAAATAGCTAGGCTGTTAGAGTCTGAAGCTACTACTCACAACTGTAGCCAAGCCAGATTA